GAATGTTCCCCGAGGTGTAGATGTTGTTGACTGCAGTGCCAGTCGGGCTCTCGCGCTCCGGTGCGTCCGGGTTGTCCGTTACACAGACCCCATTTTCTACATGCATCCCACGAGGACAGCCACCTCCTTCAGGTTTCTGCCCCCAGGTGCAGTATCCTTGACTGTTCCTGACCTGTCCAGAGGGACAAGGAGCGTTGGGGTCGTTAGGCTGCGGGCTCCCGTTAGGGTCATACGTGCTGTCCCCAGGAGGTGGGAGTTGATGACACGATCCGTCCTGCTCCTGAACGTAGCCCTCTGGACAGGGATTTGAACCTCCACGTGGAGCTCCACTCGTGTCCCCTGTACCTCCTGGGCGATCGATGATACTCTGAGGTTGGTAGTTACCACCCGTCCCCAGTGTGGAGAAGAAGGAGGCCAGATCTCCCATCCCACTGATCCCGGTATTGGAGTACTGCGTCGGCTGTGCAGTCGCAGTGGTAGTGGGTGTCGGAGTCGCAGCAGTCCGCGTCTGCGTCCCTGTAGGAGTCTGGGTCTGCTGCTGGAGCAGCGAGTCCATCTGTTGGTAACGGGACAATGTGTCCAGCTTCTGCTGGTGATACGGATCGTAGCCCAGCGTATCCAGCCCGAAGTAATCGTTTGCGAGTGCCATGTCAGAGTTCCTCTCGTATCACTCCGAGCAAGATCATGTCCTCAAAACCCTTCTCATCCAACCATCCCCGACGGATAGTCCCTTCCCAGATGAGGCCCACACGTTTGAGGAAGTCCCTCAAGACGCGGTTACTCCACTTCATCTGGGCCCCGATCCGCTGGAGGCCCAGCTCCTCGCAGGCCAAGCGGCAGGCCTCGCGGGTCACGGCCACTCGTTCCTTCCCAAGCTTCTGGTCCCAGAACACAACGTTGAGGGTCGCTCTGTTCTGGGGCAAGACGTTTGTGAAGTAGACCAATCCAGAGTCCCCTACCTCGAGGAACCAGGACGCGCGATCCTGCGTTAGGTGCCACGCGAACTGGCTGCGGTCCTGCTTCGGGACCTTGAGGCCGTCGTAGAGTGCCAGAATCCTCTGGATATCCTCCAGCGACTGGAACTCAAGGACCTTCAACGGGACGTGGACCGGATCGATCGCTGTGGTCGTCATGCTTCTCTGCCAGCTGTGCGATTATCTGTTGCTGCTTCCGACGCATCACTTCGAGTTCGCCGATGATCTTGTACAGCTCATCGAGGCTCAGTTCGTACTTTGCTTGTAGGTTTAACGGTTGCTGGTCCATTTGTCTCCTCGGGTACTCGTGCTGTGGGTACCGTTATCCCCGTGCCGACGAGATTCTGCGGCGGGAACGGGTACGTTGGGGGCTGCTGGTTAGGGTCGTCCATTGTGTCCACACTGGACAATGCGTTCCAGAATGTGGATACCTGGCTGAGGATGGCAGCATCGGACGCTGTGGTCGTCACGCCGTCATCATTCAACTCCACTGTACCAAGTAGGTTGATGCCGCCAACAACGGTAGAAGCGGCTTGCGACACCATCAACGCGGAGTTGGAGAGCACCTGTGAGGCGTACGTCGTGCGCTTGTAGTGGTACGGTGTGTCAGCGGGTTCCTCTTTCACCGTTCGCGCCGTCTGCAGCATCAGGTAGTTCAACCGATTGAGGAAGGCTGGGTCTTTTGCCAGCATCATCTGTAACGTGCTTTCGGACATGGTCATTCTGATTCTCCTTCGAACGCTGCGACACGCTGCTCCAACTCCTGAATGGCAGCGACAAGCATTGGGATCATTTCCAGATAGTTGATTTGGAACATGCCGTCTGGGGTCAAGGGTGTTTCCATCCCAGTATTCCGAACCAACTCCGGCGCGACCAGTTGTACGTCCTGCGCGAGCAACCCGAGACGCAGATGGGGATCGGCTTCAACGTCCTCTCCGATCGGCCGGAAATAGAACGAGCCTGGACGCATCTGCAACACTTTGTCAAGACTTCCTACCAGCGGCGTGAAGTCCCGCTTGAGGCGTGCGTCAGAGGCAAGCGTGATATCGCCTACGTAGCTCGCATCAATCCAGCATTGGATAGCGCCGGTCCAGTTGAAGTTGAACCAACTCCCATACCCAGCTGCATAGATGCCCGCACGACAACCATACCCGATCGATTTCACGCCATGGTTGGCGTAGAATTGGCTATCTGTTGCACTGAACGAGCCAACATCCTGATCATCTGCCCCGGTGGTCGTTTTCCGGAACACGATGCCGTTGCCTTTGATGTAGGTTGCGCCACCCCACCCATAGTGGAGACGCTGCCAGCCATCACTACTGACGTGCCACACGGACCCCGCTAAGGTTAACGTACCGGTACAATTCACCGCCGCCGCCGTCAGACCTGCCGTTAGATACAGACCCGTGTTACTGAACAGTCCGTAGCTTGGATGCCCCCACAAGCCCCACGCCGACTGTTGCAGCGCCGTTGTGTAATCACCGGGGTACAACCCTCCGGTCGGGTGAAGATTGTTGCGCCATATGTTCGACGTGCAGCCAATCGACCCTCCAGCGGAAAAATCGGTGCCGCAACTCAGCGTGGTGCCGACTGTCATATACGTGCCGACCGTCATATACGTGCCGCAAATCACATGCGCGGCGGTCCACAGGCCGAACGAGAGGTAGAGGCCGGTGCTGCACCAGAGGCCGTAAGTGGTGTTGCCTTGGAGATAGAAACTGCTCTGAATCGCGGTGCCGTCCATCCCCGGATAAATGTTCCCCTTGGTCTTCAGGTGCCCACCTACATCGACCGACGCATCCGCCTTCAAGAGCAACGCGGTATTCACTACAGCAGTCTCGGCATCGTTCAACCGTTCCAAACTTAACGTGCCGAGATAGTTGTTGATGCGCCACCTCTTTGCATCTACGGCACCGGCCGGTTCGTGGAGAACAATTCCGGCGTGCGTACCCGCGGCATACTTCCCGATGACTTCAAGACCGGCGAAACTCTGTCCGGAGTCAATCACCAGTCGTCCCACGAATTGGCCGGACACGTGGCCGAGGTTACCGGTACCGGCCCCGCTGACGACCAGACGTGCGCTAAGAGTCGTAGTCCCGTCACGGTTGAGCGTGAGCGGCTGCGATGCGGCCACCGCCCCAGCATCGTCCATCGCCGCCACAAGGAACTCAGTCCCGGTGGCAGCGATCCGCCACAGCTTGTTACCGGGTCCACCCGCGGGGTGGTTCAACCCGATGCGCGGGATGTCCTTACTGATAGTCTGGTCTTGCGTGAACGTGTTGGCGACGTTCGTCCACACCGAGTTGACCAAGTAGTCAGTACCACCCGGCTCGTGCGTAGGATGATGCTGGCCAACACTTCCCGATGGTCCCTGATCGCCCTTAGGCCCCTGGATACCCTGCGGCCCTTGAATACCCTGAACACCCTGCGGGCCCCTGATGTTGGTGATCAACGTCCATGTGGACGCCCCCGTCTTCTCGTAGACATCGCCGTTGGTCGTGTTCAGGTACCAGTCGCCTACGGCTCCCGTTGCGCCCGCGGGGGCCCCCGCTCCCGAGAACCACTTCTCCCCCGGCGTGCCCTTGATGTTCCCTCGGAGGGTCCACACGCTCGCGGCGGTCTTCTCGTACACGTCCCCGTTAGTCGTGTTGAGGTACCAGTCCCCGACAGCACTACCGGCCAGGTTCCCGGCCGGGACTCCGGCTCCAGCAAACCACATCTCACCTGGTGTGCCTTGCGGTCCCTGTATGCCTTGGATGCCCTGGATACCCTGTATCCCTTGCGGACCCTGGATCCCTTGTGGCCCTTGCGGACCAACAGGACCCTCGCTCACAGGGTTCCAGATCGGGACCCACTCCGTTGTTGAAGGATCAGGAATTGCCATGGCTACGCAACCAGTCAATCGTCTCTACAGCGAGCTTCGCTGGCGTCCCGGTCTGCCACGCGACGGCGCTGAGGTAGTTGTACAGCATGTCGAACTCGTCCAGCGTGATCTCAATCTGGCTTCCAGTGAGGATCCGCTCCAGCTCTCCGTTCGGCAACTTCTTCCCACACGGCTTGGGCTCGCTGATCTCCTCAAACTTCATGAAGAGGGCGACCTCCTTGCGGAGGAGTGGCATTCCCTTCTTATCCTGTAGTGAGCCTCCGAGTACGAAGCCCACAAAGAGGAACTCGAAGTGAACCTTTCCCTGTTCATCCGTGAGGTTGAGGATCATAGCTTGTAGCAATAGACAACGTCAAAGAACGCTGGGTACGAGGTAGCCGTAGCCCAACCCGTGTTTCCGGTGACCGCAACGGCCGGCGCGGTGGAGACTGACCCGTTAATCCCCTGTCCGTAGTCCGAGGGGATCGTACCCGTGATCGCGAGGTGGTGGGAGTGTAGACCCGCGTTCGCAGTGTTATCACTGATGTCAATGTTATGGTTGTGGTCCCCACGTGACATGAACCCACTATTACCACCGTCCACGTTCATGTTACCCTGATTGTTCATCCCCGTGGTACCGTGTACTCCGAACGGGTGGCTGTGTTCCCCATCGTTATCCGTCCGCCCATCGATCCCGACCAAGCCCCCATGGTTGTGGCTCGGAAGGGTGAGGCCAGCGGCCGTATGGGTGTGGGCTGGCGTGATCAGGCCGCCATCCGCTCCATGGTAGTGGTTGTTCGCGGGATTAGCCACTCCGGTGTACGCTGGGGCTGCACGGAGGAAGTAGCCGTCCCACTGCGCCACACGAGCCCAGCCAGCGGGGCACGCTTGGAAGAAGATAGCCACAAGGTTCTGCGGGATTTGGTCCGGTATCGTCGCCCACACCCCGTCGCCCCGTAGGAAGTAAGCCGAGCTCCCATTATAGTTCTGGGTGGCCACGTTCCCACAACCCAGGTTCGCGCGGGCCTGCGTTGGCTCCGTCGCCCCCGTTCCCCCTTCGGCCACCGGAATCACGGCAATTGTCGAGGGCTCTCCATACGTCGACTTCACGTAGCCGTTGGCCAACAGGTTGAGCGCCCGCTCCTGGCTCAAGGCGGCGTGGTTGCTGACTGTCCAATACGTCGCGTCCGCAACGATCGCGGCGCTGGTGCCAGGATCTCCCTGTGGCCCTTGTGGCCCTTGTGGTCCGGGAGGTCCGACGGCTGAGGCCATCCCTACTCCCGGCCACGGTTCGGGAGGCGTGGTTGTGCCGTCAACCACGCACATGTACGCGATGTTGTCCGGACCGATTACGATGTCCCCGTCGTAGTACACTGGGCCGCTGGTAAAGTTGCCCAGGTAGTCGAGATTCATCCCAGGTTCGCCACCTCCGGAGGAGTTCACGATGATCTGACCTGGAACGGAGCTGTCGAGGATAACGTTGTCCCCCGCCACCAGCTGCACCGAGTTGGGAAGGGTAGGCTCACCCTCCAACGTGATAAACGTCTCGGTGAGAGGGGGCATTGGCCCCTCGGGCCCCGGAGGTCCTGCAGGTCCTGCAGGTCCCGCTGGGCCGACGAACTGCCCAGCGTCGACCCAGGTCCCAGTGTCCTCATCCCAGACCCAGATGTGCCCGTCGTCCTCGTCGATCCACGCGTCTCCCGGCTCGCCGGTCGGGGGGAGGGGAGTACCTGGAGGCAGAGAGCCCTGGATGTTGAGTGGAGGACCGGTCTCGCCTTGTGGACCCTGCGGACCTGCGGGTCCAGGCGGGCCAGCGACTCCCGTAACAGCGGCAAAGGTCCCGTCGTCCCGGAGGAAGGTAGTCGTCCCACCGGGAAACCCGTCCAACTTCGTCACGTCTACCGGGTCGTTCCCCGTAACGTAGTGGGTCGTGGCGTGTGGCCCCCCACCAATGCCATCCGGTCCGCTTAGGTTGTTGACAGTACCGGAGATCAGCTCGAAGTGCTTCTGAATGAGGACAACCATCTCCTCGAAGTACTTCCGTGTATAGGCCTCCAGAGGAGGCTCCAACGGAAAGTCGTATGGGAGCTTTAGCGCCATCAGCGCGCCTGGTAGTCCCGGATCTCGATCTCCGGGTGGAAGCTATTGATGATGATGGACTCAGTAGCGGACCAATGCGCAATACGGAACTGGACCCTGCCCCCGCTAATCTGGTCGTCTACCGTGAAGGTCCGATCCCCTGCCGTCTGAGCAGGGATCACCTTAGGAAAGGGGCCCTGCCACAGTCCGCCATCCGAGCGGTAGAAGAAATCCACGTTCATCTCGGAGCCGCTGCTCTTATAGGAGACCGTCACGCTGCGGAGGGTGATCTGTCGTCCCTGGAACTCGTTGCTCACATCCCCCGCACTAAACTCCTTGCTGCTCCAGTAACAGGGGATCGCGAGTCCATCATCGCTCAGATGCCCGTGGTTCCACACGTACACCCTGCCATCCGTATGCCCTGTCAACAGAGCGGGGTACGCAGAGCTTAGGGATACAGCGTCCCACTCCAGCTGGAAGGTGTCCCAGGGAATGGGGAAAGCGTCCCATATAGCGGTGTTCCCTACCCTGTGTAGAGTGCTGCACTTCGGTCCGTTGACCGTCCAGGGGTACCACGCCCCACGGCCCCAGTTATAGGCCCACACCCGATCCGGAGTGCGATGATGTCCGCTGACGATGAAGAAGAGGGCTTCCTGCGTCTCGTTCAAGCACTCCCCGAACATCATGTGTTCGAACTCGGAGTTGATCTGTCGATACAACTCGTCGATTACTGCTCCAGCGACGCCAGTGGCACCCGTCCCGTTAAACTCGTACACGTCATCCGTTCCCAGATACACGTGTAGATTCCGTCGACCCGTTACAGTGTGTGGAGCTAGCAGCCCACTCTCCGTGATGATCGGCTGCCACTCGATCGGAGCCGCTGCGTTTCCCGTCCGCACTCCGATCCACACGATCTTCTCTGTGTACGCTGCGATCCGCGTCCCAATCTTCCGGAGGTTGTACACGTGGTAGGGAGACTCGGCCAGGTCCGTAAACCCGCTCCCTACTCCCGTCCAATCCGTATGGTCTCCTGCAACACACCGTCTTATCCTGAAAGGCTTCCGGATACCAGCCTCCAGTGTGTCTCCCAGCAGGAGCCTGTCCGCTCCCCTTGTCATGTACCTGGCCGGAGGGCAGTCGGGACTTAGGACGGCGTAGGTCGTGGTGAACGGTGTACGGATGACCGGATCGATGCCCTGCGAGGCGACGATGCTGTTCTGGCTTACTTCCCACGTAAACAGGTTCTCCCCGCCTCCCGTGAACGCGGGCCCTGAGCACAGCACCCAATCGTACAGGTCCCGGTCGTACTTGTACATCGCGGTCTCGGACCACGCGTATAGGTGCACCTT